AGGAATTTGTGGATAGTAGACCATCTGGGAAATACCAGGTTTACTCTGAAGCACTTGAGGAGTTGAGAAGGCAGAGGTATCTTATGCCTAAAGATGTACATGTAAATGTTTTCGTGAAATGGGAACTAGTGGCATCTGCGGCTAAAGATCCTCGTATCATCTCTCCTCGCTCTTACAAATACAACATTTTGCTCGGTCAGTACATTAATAAACACAATGAACTGGCTATTTACTCCGGTATAGATGCTTTGTGGGGAGAAGTTTCAGTTTTCAAGCATTGTAATTTACAAGCGATGGCTGCTGAGATAGTTAGGAAGTGGAGTGATTTCACTTCACCAGTGGCGGTAGGATTGGATGCGAGTAGGTTTGATCAACATGTGTCGAAGTCGGCTTTGCAGTTTGAGCACTCTGTCTACAAGAAATTGTGGCCAGGGGACAAAGAATTGCATGATCTTCTGAGATGCCAACTTGCAAATTATTGCAAGGGTAAAGGAGACTTGTACGATTTTGAGTACAAAGCAACTGGTAGGATGTCTGGAGATATGAACACTTCAGTCGGTAATGTGATTTTGATGACCTCTGTGTTACTTCATTGGAAGGAAGCACTGGGTTTTGAATTCAAACTAGTGAATAACGGAGATGATTCTGTTGTTATAATGGAGAGTGACCATCTTGAGAGGTTTCTTGAGGGTTTTGATCTCTTCTTTGTAGCATACGGTTTCAACATGGTCGCTGAAGACCCTGTATACACCGTTGAGCACATTGAGTTCTGTCAAATGAAACCTGTCCATCTTGACAGCGGGTGGATGATGGTCAGGAAACCGACGAGTGTGTTCAAAGACATGATTGCCATCTCGTCTAGAGGCGTAGCGCATTATGACAATTACTTACGTGATGTCGGCTTGTGCGGGCTATCTCTTTATGCAGATTGCCCTTTGATCGGTGTGTTTTACAACGCACTTAGCTCTTGCGGAAAAGAGCGGTTGGAGGGTGAACTTAAGGGTGGTCTAGCCTATTGGATGAGACAAGAAGGGCTGGTTAAAATCCCCGTTGTTCCGGGGACTTATACCAAGAGAGCATTCTTGAGTTATTGTAAAGCTTTTGATCTCAATCCCATGGTTGTACAGGAATTTGAACACCTAGTTAGGAAAGACTTATTCGCGGCTGTTCGGCTTCTGTCGCTCTTGTGTTATGACTAACAAAAAGAATAAGAACAATGCTAGGACCGGGGGAGCCGCTTTATCTTCCCCAAACGTTGATTTTATCAATGAAGGCCACGCTGCTCAGGCACGGTATATTGCCGCCTTGGCCAACCCATTTGCTGCTCCAGCAATTCCGATCCCTGACTCATTTTTGCCTGCACACTGCGCGAAGGTAGGTCGGGAGATCACTGCGACTATCACCAAGATGCAGTTGGTTTTCAGTAAGACTCAGGCTGAGGCTACTGGGGATTATCAGGTTTTCTTTGGGTGGTATAACGGAAACACTGACGTTGGCTCCTACTCCACCACTTCTGAGGTGGGAGCTAGGCTTGTTGCAGCCGGCATCTCTTTTGAGGACGGTACTGCTGCAGCCGATGTTGGTGGTTTCGTAAGTTACAAACAACTAGACCAGGCGTATAGCGCCACCTCTGGACAGACGGCGGAAACCGTCGACAGCGATGAGCGACTCGAGCGGAATCGAGGTTACGGCTCTCTTACTTACAAGCTCAATCGTCGTCAGATGCTTGAGTTTGAAGGTAATGGACGGGTTGAACTCCATATCGACTTCGACTCGCCCAAAAGCGTTATCGCGCGTTTTGCTGCTATTGTGGAAACCGATGGTAAGCAAGGTTTTGATGAAAATGTTGCGAGCCAGAACGAGTTCGTTGTGACCAGTTCCATGGACAATGTTCATGCTGGGGTATTTTCTGATATCCCCCACCCACGTAGTAATGGACACTTGATGCCCGTACATGCTGATTTGACTCAAAATGGTGGACACCATTTTAAGGACGTTTGGCATGCGGCCGGAAATTGGGTGTCTGCTGCTGCCGGGTGGGCCTGGAAACATCGCAACCAAGTCACCTCATGGGCCAACAAAGCAGGTCAAGTCTATAAAGACTTATCTGCTTTTGGTGGATCAATCACTGCCTCCATGGACGGGTCCATCCTGTCTCTGGGAGCACGTGCCGCTCCACTAATGCTGGCATGAGGAAACTTTTGGTTAAGATAAGAACAAGTTTTGGCTCCTGCATTTGTGACTATGCAGACAGGAGTTCTGGAGATACTTCAACTGCCTCTGAAAGCTTTGAAAATGATTCGTTGAAGGATGATAAAACAAGCAATCAGAAGGCAGAAGAGGGAAAACATGGGAAGGATGTCTGAACGTCGAACTTCCTTGGTAATCAACTCAAGTCCAACCAGTGCGATGGTTGGCAAGACCAAACAACAGTGTTAGAGCCCCGACCGATTCTAACAGTCCGCTGATCGCAC